GTTGTCGTACAAGTCGCGCGGGTCTTTGGAGCCAAGCGGGTTGCCGGTGGCATACGTAGTCATGCAAATTCTCCGAGCATGAAAAAGCCCGCTCTATGGCGGGCTAGGTTGTGTATGGTTGTCCAGGTTAATCTATAGCTTTGCAGTATTCTTAGATGCGTAGCTCGGCAGATCCAAGCTAACAACAGAAGAATAGGAGATTGAATTGACAAGCAAAAAAACATGCAGCAGCTGCAACGAGGAACTGCACGTATCAGAGTTCATAAAAAATAAGCAAAGAAAGGATGGACTCCACTCTCAATGCAAGTCATGCGTAAACGAAAAACGAAAAAAATACAGAGAGGTGAATTACGAAAAAATACGATCAAAGCAGAAAGAATATGAGAAACAAAATTATGAAAAAATCCTCTCCAGAACAAGAGAATGGCGCGAACAAAATCGTGAAAAAATCAGACTGAAAAGCAAGGCATATTATTTTAATAACTCAGAGAGACTAAAAGAATACTCAAAATCATGGAAATTGAATAATCAAGATAGGGTAAAGGCTCATGCAAAGTCTTGGGCATCCAAAATTCAAGGAAGGCATGCCGAAATATGGAAGAAAAGAAAAGAAGAAAACCCACAAAAACTTATTGAAAAAAGAAGAAATTACTACAGGAAAAACAAAGAAATAGAAAACTCTAGAGCCAACAACTATATGAAAACTCGAAGAAAAATAGATCCAATATTTAGATTAAGGTGCAGCATTCGATCCAGAATATCGACAGTACTAAAAAGACAGGGCATAGGAAAATCATCATCCACAGCAGAGATACTTGGATGCGATTGGGATACGTTGCGATTGCACATAGAGTCTCTGTTTCTGCCCGGAATGACTTGGGAAAATCGGGACTTGTGGCATATTGACCACAAGATCCCGCTTTCCTCTGCATCCTCTAGCGAGGAGGTAATCAGACTGAATCACTATACAAATCTTCAACCTCTTTGGGCAGAAGACAACCTGAAGAAGGGAGCCAAGTTAGACTACTCAGGCGCAAATGAATCGTCATAATCGTATACTCTTTCAGAATAGTTCACCGCTCGGACGGACGCCGAGGTGTTGCCGTTGGGATCGATTGAACTGATCAGGGCCGGGTATGGGTTTCCCAGCAGCAGGTGCGGCGGTTCGATTTCCCAGGAAACATCTGGGACGAAATCGATGCTGGGAATGCTCAGTCGGTAGTCGTCGATCCGAGATGCCGGGTATCCGCCGGATACCGTTCCGTCTGGGCGGCGCAGGTACAGCGCCGGAGAGTTCAGCAGCGACCAATCGAGCGGCTCGCTGGACTCGATCAGCACCGAGTTTCCCGAGATCACGAACGATTTCAGATATGCGCTCTGCGCCAGCCCAGGGCCTGGAACATCGCCGGCGAGTGCCACATAATCCCAGAACTCGCTGTTCAGCGCGTCGAGGCCGGTATCGAACGAATACTCGGTTCGCCGGTATCGCTGTGCCATCCTGCGGCGCATCCCGTAGCGCCAGGCTCGGTCGCGGTTTGTGACGCCGACAGCCGTGATCTTCTCGACCTTCCGACCGACATCGCCGGGCAGGCGGCACTGGACGGTATCTTCGATCCAGCCGTTGGCATTGACGAACTCCACATCGACTCCGTCGTAGTCGTCCTCCGACGGAGCGCTGATGCTGATCCTCAGTGGACTATCCATGTTCTGCGGCGAGTACATGTGCCCGAACGTTGTCCTGGGCTCGTCTCTGGCCGCAGAGATCACGCCGCGCTTGATGGTCTTCTCGGCATACCCGGCCGCAAGAACGTCGTCCATGATCTGCGCGACGGTGATCTTGCCGTCCTCGTAGATCATGTCGAACGTGTCGCCGCGGGCCTTCCAGATTGCGTCCAGCCGATCCAGCTCGTCGAGGTCGAGATCCGCATCGGTGTAGCCGCGCTCCTTCGCGATGTAGCAGAGGAACGGGACGATGTCTCGCGTAGCGATCTCGGGTGTCCATGCGCCGTTCTGCCGAGTCGGTAGCATGCGGGTAGCCTCTACCGAGACGCGGCTTTCGGTCTGCGCCGCGATGCGGTCAGACGACCGATACCGAACAGCCATTACCGTGACGCCGGCGTAGGACGATGGAGCCTGCAGGCGCGCGCGCATCCCGTACCACTGCGTGCGATCCCGGTATTCGGACGTAGAGTTGCCACCCTGGTTGACGAACACTTTTCGAATGCGAAATTCGGGTCGCATCATGTACGGCAGCGAGATGCCGTCCGTGAATCCTTGCTGATCCAGTGAACTCCCTGCGTGGTTCTTGCTGACAGTCGTCCATGCGCCGCCGATGGCCATGTCTCGCCACTGGATGTCGTAATAGGTGCGGATCTGGTAGATCTGCCCTTCCCTGCCTACGCCGCACAGGCCTTCCGGGCAAAACACATCGATCTCGACGAAGTTGGTCTTCTCCGATACAGGGCATGCAGGGAATGGCCCGCGCCAGCCCCCTTCGAGGCTAGTCGGATCGATCGTGACGCGAGACGTAGACGAGTTGAGCGCGGTAAATCCAGGCCAGTCCACATCTACACCGCCGGCACTGGTCAGCCGCTCGACGGTGAGTTGCTGCGCGCTGTACGCCGTGATCCGATAGCGCAGTCCGCGCGGGCCGATTGCTGCATTGCCGGAACCGGTCTGCAACGCATTGGCCGGTGAACCGTTGCTGTAGTTGAGCGTCATCGACGTGGAGGTGATGTCGTTCACAAGGTAGAGGCCGCCGTTGGTGCCAACCACCTCGATCTCATCGCCAACATCCAGCCCGAGCTGAGCGATATCCCCCGTCACGACGTCACGATTCGTCCCGCCGCCATCGTTCACCGAATAGGGGTACATCGCCTCAACCCGCAGGATCGTCCCCGCAACCCAGTCAGAGGGGAACGACCCGGCTCCGGCAGAAATGATGATGTTCGTTCCGGAAAACGTGAACGTAGTCGCCGACGGGTTCGGGGTGAGATTGGAGCTCTCGGTCAGGTCAAGACCGGCGTTGCCGGTTGAACTCGCGCCAACCTCTTCGACCAGATGCCACCAGACCGATGCAGGGTGCCCGCTGACGTTCTGCCCTGGTTCGAAAATCTGGAAAGAGGCGTCAGCGCCCAGTGCCAGGAACGACGTGTCACCGATTTTCGCAGCACCTTCGGCGATCTGGAATCGACCACGTCCAATACACAGGAGCATTTCGGTCCACTGCTCACGCGGACCGGCGAAATACTTCCGGGGCGGCAGGATGTAGTCGGGATAAATCAGGCGACGGCCGGCGACTTCGCGGATCGCATCGCCGAGTTTTACCTTGTTCCCGCGCGCGCTGGTTTCAGAGAGCGACGCGCCCTGCCCTGGGTTCGTTGGCATGCCAGGCAATTGAGGCATGAGCATCCGAAAAACGGATTGCGCACCTTTGAACAGCGCTGCCGTGATCGTGAACGGATCGGTCCCGCGCGGGAGCTTATAGATCCTCACAATGTCGCCGCGATCGATGATGCGCTCGGCCCACTCACCGGGATGGATGAACTCCTCATGGGCCTTTTTTTGCTTGTCGGTCAGTTCACCGCAGAGCGCAACCTCGGCGGGGACGACACCGATGGAGAACGGGTGAACGTCGTGGCAGCGGTACCCAGGCGAATTCGCAGTCAGCCACGCATGGATCGTCATCCTGCGGCCGATCGGATGCCGCTCCAGCGGTTCTCCGTCAAGGAGCGATGGGTAGATTTCGATCACGGTAGAAGACCACCTTGGAATATTTGTCGGAGAACTTCTTGAGCGGTGTGAGCGACACCCCGCTTCCCTGGTTGATTTCGAGAACCTGCAGGCGTCCATCCACCTCGACCAGCAGACCTACGTGATCGAGCAGCCGCCCTCTGTAGGCCGCGGCGATGACCCCAGGCCCAGGCTCGCACTGCTCAAGCGCGCGCTCGATCTCCGTATCGCACGCCCGCTGCATCGAAACCGGGGTGAGTCGCGTGACACCGCCGAAGTCGGTCAGCATCGGCAGTCCGAACAGCTCAACCCGCGCTATGAGCGTCAGGCCCCAGCAGTCAAGGCACGGCAGGGCCCGCCCGCCCTCGGTATAGATGGCGTTGAGGTATCTGTTCGGCATGGGATCAGGGCCAGTATTTGAGTCCGTGGAACTCGCTTACGTTGTAGATGTGCCGCAGCGCCGCGGTGTTGATTAGGTCGTAGTAACCGGCCTCCACCTGGACAGTGAGGCTTTCGAAGTCAGCCCCTTTCACGCGCATCCGATAGTTCGCAGGACAAGCGTGACTGGCTCTCCAGCGTCGATGGCCTCGGCAATATACTGCTGAGCAAAGCCAGTCACGTTATCGATGGCAAAGCCAACGCTCTGGTTTCCGCTGTTGTCCCGCTTAGGGATCGAAACGTCGATAGCGCCAGCGATGAACGTCAGCAGCCGACCGTCTTCAGCCATGCAGGTAAGGTCTTTGAACCCCTGACAGATGAGGATCGGATCGGGCTTGGAAGGCCTGGTAATCTCGATCGTTGCAATCGGAAGATCCGGCCCATCAGATGCATAGAACCGCTCAAGAGCCGTCGCCATGTCGAGGCCACTCCCTGTTCATCGCGATGTCGAAGATATCCGCGAGGAGGATGTACTCGGGCAGAATTTCAGCCCAGCCTGAGTCGATGATGGGGCGCTCACGCAGTTCCAGCGTGGCTGTGAAATCCCAGAGCGAGATACTGCCGCTGACCAGCTTTGGACCGTCATAGATGTCGGTGAATCTGGCGGCATACGCACGCAAACCAACAGGAGTCTCCGGCGTCTTTAGCGGGCATTCGAACCAGTGGTAACCATCCACTAGAACATCACGAAACCATGCCTCAAACAGCATTGCCTCGCTGTCGTTGAGCCGCCACCTGACGCTTGCCATAGTTGGAGTAGCGGTGAAGTGACGCCTCTGCCTCGCCCTCCCCGTCTGCATCTCCGTGCGGATTAGAGGGCTAACAGGGGTAAGCCCATAGCCCTCCCGCTGAGGCGGGCAGATATTTGGGTACTGCTTCATGTCCCGCTCCTGCGAATTCCGAATGCCTGGGCAATCGCTCTGGATGCCGGGCCGTCGCCATTGATGTCAGCCACCCGGCGCTCCACCTGGCCTGCACGGGCTTTGTTCTCCACGATGTTGACGGTGGTATTCCCGCTCTGTCCCTGGTTTGACCGAACGTCATCAAGCGTCCTGTCGAGCTTTGCGCTCGTCTCTGCCGTCGTCACCCTCTCGCCCTTCTGGAGTAACCAGGTGCCGGTCTCCGGAACAGCATCAATGCCATCGTGAGCCATACCGGCTAGAGCGGAGGCAGCAACTCCGGCAACCATCGGGGCAGTAATCCCAGCCGCTGTTGCAGCCGCCGCCGGGGCCAACAGCGGGCCTACGATTGGGATTGCAGCGGTGCTCGCAAATGCCGCCAGCTGAGCCTGGAAGGCAGTTGCTTGTGCGTTCGCGATGAGAGTAGAGGCGGCACTGGCCTGGGCGGCTTTCCCGCTCACAAGTTGCACCGCCTGATAGACCAGCCATTGGGCGGCCATCTGCGCAAGCGCGTTGATGATGCTTGTGGCCATCGTCTGCGCGATGTTCTTGAAAACGTCGGCAAGACTCTCGCCGTCCATGATCATCGACGCGATGCCGTCTCCTACAGCGGAGGTGAGACCGTCCAGCGTCTGCGTGGTGAAATCGGCAGCCTGTTGTTGATAATCCGTGGCCGTGTCGCGGTAG